TTCTCCGCTCTATCCGACTCCACTGGAATCTTCTTCATATTCTCCTCAGAGAATGCTTGCTCTACTTCAAGAAGCCACTCACTGACCTCCGATAGACCACCGTCCACTGGTCGTTGACCTAGGACTTTAACCTTCACGAACTTTACGATCCAGTCAAATGAGCTCTGGAATTGGACAATTAAGTCAGCAAATCCTCTAGTGGCTTTCGGAAGGACATTAAGCTTCTTCATGAAGTTCATTGTCTCATGATCTGATGGAAGATATTTTATAGTTGCGAAGGAGGCAGCTCCAAATGCTAAGACCATCCCAATATTGGTGAAATCTATATCAGCGTGGAGCATACGCGAGGGACCCGCTTTATGGTTGTGGATCCAATCATTATACGCTCGGCGTAGATCGTCGTACTGAGTTTCAAGAGACTCAGCTGCCTTCGCTTGCTCCTCAAATTGTTCCCAGAGCTGATTTTCTTCATCTGGGAAGAGCTTCGCAACAACCCACTGTGCAAGTTTCAAGATTTCCGCTCGGAGAGCGACGCCAATCGCTACGATCGCGCCAAGAATAGCCACTGAGGGCCAACCAGCTCTCCACGCAATCCACACAATTGCCATAATTCCGAAGAACAAAGCAACTTCCTTAAGTGAATATGCGACCAAATCTTTGAGAGACTTGACCACTGACTGGGTTACGTCAGTGAATGATGTCGATGTGGATTCTGAGATCGATTTTACTTGATCAATAAATCCTTGTACTAACTTTTTATCGTCATCATTGAGACGATGGGTAAAGTCAACTAACCCATGAAGTTCACGCGGAGTAACTTTCGGAGCATTGCGGCATGAAGAGTCCTCAGCTTCCTCTTTGTGACTGAACTTATTAAATTTACGTCTGATTAGTTCTTCCAGACGGGGACGCTTGTATCTCATCGCGCCTGCCGATCCTCCTTCATGTGGTTTATTGTTCATAATGAAGGACAGCATTGTCCACATTCGCCCTTCGACAAGACGATACACTTGGCATAGATCCTTTCCGCACTCCTCACACACAGAGTTGATTGACTGTGATGTGCAGTAGCCAGTTGTTTTCCATTCGATAAGTGCATCGACCATAGCCTTCACATTCTCCGTCCGACGGTAACAGCCACAAAAAGGAGTTTCCTCTTCTTTGTCTACGAATTGTTCCATCCAAGCTGGTTCCGCCCACTGATAGGGCACACTCCAAGTGAAGAATTGGCCAGCATTATGAATCGAGGGGTACATCACATCAGTGAATTCGCCCTCAAACATAACGTCGTCGTAAGCATTCGATATAGC